GAGCCTGAGCGGCAGAACTCAGTATGAGGTGAAGATTCGAGCCTACGGATGGGCTGAATCGCTCCAAGGCACCCAATTTCCGCGTTTCAACGACATCCACGTCCTCGAGCACTCGAAAGTGCCCTCGGGAGGCATCAACTACTTTGCCTGCGACCCTGCTGGTGCCAGAAACTGGTTTATGCTCTGGATGAGGGTAGCCGAGGACGGTACGCGGTATGTGTATCGAGAATGGCCCGACATGTCTGTCGGGGAGTGGGCATTGCCCTCAGAAAAGGCTGACGGCAAGATGGGACCAGCCCAGACCATGAACTCTGGTCGCGGCCTCGACGAATACATCCATCTCATCAGGTCCCACGAGGGAACCGAGAATATCGTCGAGCGGTACGTCGACCCGCGTGCTGGCAACACTCAGGCGGCTGGCATGGAGCACGGGACGAGCATTATCGAGATGTTTGCGAACAGCGAGGACCCTATGTACCTCACGCCAGCGAGCGGCATCCAAATCGAAGAGGGCGTCGGCCTGATTAACGATTGGCTGGCCTACGACCAGAACCAGCCCATCAGTGCAGTGAACCAGCCCAAACTGTACATTTCTGACAAGTGCCAGAACCTGATTTACTGCCTACGCGAGTGGACTGGACGCGACGGGCAGAAAGGTTGCTCCAAGGACCCTATCGACTGCCTTCGCTACCTCGCGGTGATGAATCCGCAGTACGAGGACGAAAAGACCTACAAGGCGTCCAACCCATTTTCCTACTAACATGACTCCGCCACTCCTCTCCCGCAAAGCCGCGTCGCAACTGACGGGCCTGTCCGTAAGATACCTCGACAGGCTTCGCAAGGACGGCACCCTCCGCACCTACGTCACCAAGGGGGGCCATCATCGCTTTTACCGAGACGAACTTATTCAACACATCAAACTACATGAATCCTCTATACCCCAAGGGCAGTCGCACGGTTGACGCCACCGCTCAGGCTTCCAAAAAGCCTGACATTGATAATCTTATCCGCGAGTTCAACGACAGCCTGTACAACGGCTCGTCGCTGGACCGCCTCGCCGCGATGGACGACATCCGCTTCTGCCGCTGGGGCGGGCAGACCGACGACGGCAAGAAGCACAGCGACCCGCGAGGCAACGGCAACCCTGCCATGCCGTGGGAAGGTGCGTCCGACGTCCGCGTCCGCCTCGTCGACCGTACCATCAACGACCTGACCGCCCTGCTCATCACGGCGTTTCAGCGTAGCATCCTGCGGGTGAGCGGTGTCACTTCCGAGGACGCCGCCAACGCCTCCGCCGCTGGCACCATGATGCGGTGGCTCCTCGAGGGCCGTCACAGCCGCGAGATGTATCAGGAAGCCTACCTTGGTTCCCAGTACGCCCTCCAGTACGGCTGGACCGTGTTCCACGTCACGTGGGAGCAGACCACGTCCATCCGCCGCCAGAAAATCACGATGGAGGACATTCAGGCTATCGCCGAGATGCAGAAGGAGCAGGACCCGAACGGCATCATCACCCGACTCCCCGAACTGATTACCGACGAGAACAACGACAACTACCTTGCCCAGTTGCTCAGTGCCGTGATGAACAACGCCAAAATCTCCGACTGCAAGAAGATGGTCAAGGACCTCCGCGAGAACGGCATCGCCGAGATTGAGGAGCCTTACGTTCTCAGCAACTCCCCGTGCGTCACTGCTCTCAAGCCGTACGACGAAATCACCTTCCCGCAGGAAACCACGGACCTCAGCCGTGCCCGCGTCATCTTCCGCCGTACGTTCCTCACCGAGGTCGAAGTGCGTGCCATGGAAAAGACCGACGGCTGGAGCAAGGAGTTCATCGAGCAGGCTTGTGCCAGCATCGGCAAGGCTTCGATGTACAACGACCCGAGCCTCACGCCCGTCACCAACGTGCTCACGACCAACGTCTGGCGTGGTCGCAACATGATTGAAATCGTGTACTCCTACGCCCGCCAGATTAACGAGGAAGGCGTGCCAGCCATTTACTACACGGTCTTCTCACCGCAGGTAGGCAACAACGTCTGCGGCAAGCACGAGATTCTCGACTACTACCATGGCAAGTACCCGTTCGTCGGCTTCCGCCGCGAATGGATTCGTCGAGCCATCATGGAGTCCCGAGGCATCCCCGAGGTCAGCCGCACGGACCAAGACGAGGTCAAGGCCCAGCACGACGCTCTGCGTGACCGCACCGCGATTGAAACCCTGCCGCCTATCCGCGTCAGCAAGCGAATCGGTGCACTTAACCGTCTCGGACCTGCCGTTCAGTTGCCTGTCACCACTAAGGATGACTACACGTTCATGGAGCCGCCCGCGGGCAACCCGCAGGTTGCGTTCAGCATGATTGAACGCGTCGAAGCCCAGCACGCCTCTTACTACGGCCTCACGTCCAAGTACGTCGAGGACGTCCGTTCCCAGTTGCTCCAGCAGACGCTCGTCAACTCGTGGCTTTCCGCTTGGACCGAAATCTACCAGCAGGTGTTCGCACTGGCACTTCAGTACCTTACCCCGCAGGAAAAGGTCCGCATCTGCGGCGTCGACCTGCCTTCTCAGGCTAGCGAGATTCAGGGCGGCTTCGACTTCATCATCAAGTTCGACGTCCGCGAGGTCGACACGAACCTCGTCATCGAGAAACTCGACGCCCTCACGAAGTTTGCCATCCCGCTCGACTCCTCTGGCGTCATCGACCGTACCAAACTCATCAAGAAGATTATCGAGGCCATCAGCCCTGACTTGGGCAAGGACCTCATCGTCGACAGCGAGCAGGCCAGCCAGAAAATGTTCCGCGACGTTCAGACCGACATCGGCCTCATGTTGCTCGGCAATGCCCCGCAACTTGTCGAGGGCGACCCGACCGCTCAGTCCAAGATGCAGTTGGCCCAGCAGATTCTGCAACAGAACCCGAAGGCCCAGCAGGCCCTACAGGGCGACCCTCTGTTCCAGCAACTCTTCCAGACCTACGTCCAGAACCTTACCATGTCCGTTCAGCAGGACCAGAACAAGCAGACTGGACGCACTGGCGTGGCCCCTGAGGGCACTTCCATGGCGGAGCAGGTCAAGTCCTTCATCGAGCAGGCCCGCGAGGCCCAGAAGGCACGTGGGCAGGGCGAATCAGCGGCTAAGGCTGACTTCGCGGCTCAGGGCCTTCAGGAGCAGGAAGCCATGGCCCAGCAACAGCAGGGTCAGATGCAGGCTCAGGACCAGCAGGGCCAGATGCAGGCCCTCATTCAGGAACTCGTCCAGCAGGGCGTACCTGAGGAGCAGGCCGTTATGATGATTCAACAGCAGATGCAGGGCGGCGGTCAGCCCCAGCAGGCCCCGCAGGAAGGTGCTATGCCGCCTCCTATGCCTGAAGAGATGTAATCTCCCATGGATAAACCTACCTACAAACCGACAGAAGATACGCTCCAGAAACTTGCGTTCAGGGGCAAGAACGAGGCGTGGGAGACCGCGTTGCACGTTCTGGACACGTTCATCGAGATTGAGGTCGCAAACGCTATCAGGCCGAACCTTTCCGACGCGGATAGGGCACACGCGTGCGGTCGGGCCGACAGTCTCGCTGATTTGAAGAACCACTTGTCCGAAATGCGTTCTGAGGCTCAAAGACGGTACAACATTCCTGACGTTGAGTAAATCTTGCTCAATCATGCCTGAAGTCACCAACCCGTCCGACCCCAGTTGACGGGCGGTAATTTTTGCAAAAAGTCCACCTTAGGTTCTTGGACCTTCCCAAAAAACCATGTCTGTCCCTTGCAGGACGTAAAACCGCATGACTACCGAAAACGAAAATCAGGGTACTAACCCTCAAAAAAGTCAGACCGAAATTGGCGGTCTGAACGTAGAGAACCTCGCGTCTCTACTAGACTCCTCTGGGCTGTCCAATTCGCCCCAGACGGATGCCGCCGAATCCGTGAACCAGACGGCGGAAGCCCAAGAGTACCGCGTTGAGGACCCTCTAGCCGAGGGAGCAATCGCAGGACTTGGCATTGATAATGAGTCATCCCAGAACACGGCAGTGGGCCGCGAGGATGATTCGGAACAGGAAGACGGTATCCCCAAGCACATCCAGAAGCGTATCGACAAAATCACCGCCAAACGCCGTGAGGCGGAAGCGGAAGCCGACCGACTTCGGAAGCAACTTGAGGATTTGCAGAACAAGAAGGACGAGGTAATCCCTGCGTCTTCGCGTGCGAAGAACCCGTTCAGGAGCATCACCGACGAAGCGGCTCTCAGCAAGGCTGTTGAGCAGGCCCGTCAGGTACGCGACTGGTGCGAGGAGAATCCATACGGAGGCGACATTCCCCGTTCTGACGGTTCGTCGGTGCATGTAGACGAGACTGAAGTTCGTCGGATGAAGATTCAGGCCCTCAAGGACCTTGAAAAGAACATCCCCGAGCAGGCTTCGTTCCTTAATGCCCGCAAGCACTTCGACCCCATCGCGGAGCAGGAATACCCGTGGTGGAAGAAGAAGGATACCAAGGAGTACAGTACGGCTATTGCACTCCTGAAGAACTTCCCAGAACTGACCGAGTTCCCTGACTACAAACTCGTGATTGGGGACTTCGTCCTCGGCATGCAGGCCCGTCAGGCGAAGAAGGCAGTCCGTCCCGAATCTATCACGAAGCGTGCCCCGTATCAGCCCAGTCGCCCCTCTGCTAGCCCGAGCACGCATTCAAACACTAAGAATGTTTCGGAAGTGGAGAGTCGGTTCCTTAAGACTGGTTCTAAAGATGACTTGGCATCGCTCATCGAGTTGAAACTCGGTCGTTAGTTGTCGGTTTAACCTCTAAATATTACTACTATGGGACGCTTATTTG